TCAGGTAATTCTTCATCTTCATCTAATTCCAGAATACCTTCATCAAAGAGATGTTTATATGAACTAAGATTTTTTGAAGGGGCAGGAGAATCTTCCTCCTCATCTTCTTCAGTATCCTCTTCTTCATCTTCTGCTGAGATTTCAAGGTCTTTGAAAACCTCTGTATCTTCAACTTCATCTTCTTTTTTTTCAGGTTCTTCCACCTCTTTAGTGTCTGTAATTTCCTCTGAAACTTCCTCCTCCTCTTTTACAGGATTCATACTCTTTTCAATTTCGCCAAAGAAATCTACCTCTGTAGTTTCTTCATCCCAACCAAATGCGTTAAAGGGGTCTTGTTCTTTTTTCTTCATCTCTGTTACAAATTTAAGTATAAAAATTATGTTTTCTAAACGTTCAATATTAAGTTTCTTATAATAGCTTTTCTATATTAGAGCTATTTAAGGTTCTTTTTTTGTTGTTGAAGCTTCTTTGCTTCTAGTTTCATCTTATCTGAGTCATTTTTCTTCTTATGTTGCAGTTTTTCTCTCTCTAATTCTAGTTTACCTTTTTGAATATCTGCATTAAGACCATGTCTAGCTATCTCTATAAAGTCATTTACTCCATCTTTATCAACATCTAAATCAGGATTGAAAGATGCACCTAGTAAAGAAGACTGTATAATAACTGTCTTCCTCTTCTCTTCTTCTTTAAGAACCACAACTTCTTTCTCATGTTCCCATTCAGCTCTCTCATGTTCTTGCTTACTTTGTTCAATTCTTTCATCAGAATCTTGCTGTTGTTTCTGAGTTTGTTGTTGAGCTTCCTCAAGTTCTTTACCAGACTTTCTAAGCATATCTTCTGCAACTGAAAGACTATCTTGTTTAAGTATAGCAACTATATCAGCAACTTTAACTTGATTATTCTGTACAGCAGATTGTGCAAGAGAAGAAATCATCTCTTTAATCTCTTGTGTCTTACTTCCATCATCTATAAATAGTCCTAAAGAAGTATTATCAAGAAGAGCAGTATCTAACTGTAATGTCTGTAAAGACATATCATCTAATACATAAGATAGTTTTCTTACAGGTTTATCTGAATAGCAAACCTTAGCTGTTTCAAGAAGTGATTTAAGAACATTAGCTCTTACTATATTATGTAGACTAAAAAGACTTTCAGTTATATAACTATTTTGAACTAAGTTCTGTTGTGTGTTTCCTACAGCTTCATAAGGAGCAATCTGCCCTTCCATCTGTGGAGTTATACCCATGGCATTACCACATTCAGCTTTAATTAATTGTATTAGATTTATATATTTCTCTATATCAGATGCTAAAGAAAGGTCTAAAACCTTTGCTATAGTGTTAACATCATTATATCCTGTTCCTTCTTCATTGGGATTAAACCAAGCAAAAGGACTACTTTCAAAGAAGTATTGAAACTTCTCAATATCAATACCAGCACTATCAGGTATAGCATTGATATTCATCACAACCTTTTTACCTTTATCAGAAGCTACCATTAGTTCTAATCTGTAATATAGTATATTAAGATAATATTGCCATATCTTACCTCTATCCATAAGAGATGTAGGAATACTGTTGGTAGCATCATATACAACTCCCTTATAAGGAAGAGGAGTATTATAAAGATTATCCATATCTCTGAACTGTCCTGGAACAGGTCTAAGCTTTTTGAAAATACCACTACCTATTTCATAACCCTCATATACTTCAGGAATCCATCTTGATACAATATGTAAATCACCTATCTTCTCATCTAGTTCATAAGATTCATCTACAATAGTTTCTTGTATCTCTCCTTCTTCATCTTGATAAGTTAGAAATTTTACTTCTCTTAAAGCTCTCCATGTAGCATGGAATACTCTTACAGTTTGTTTTTCATTTTCAATAGTATCTTTAGAAAAGTCAAATAGCTCATCTTCCATAGGTTCTTCCATATAAGAAACAAAGTCACTATATATAGTATCTATCTCTGAGTCTGTTAATTCATCTCCAAACATAGAAACTACTTCTGAAGGACTTAGTCTATATTCATATGTTGCCCATTCTCCATCTTCAATAAATTCTACATCAGGAGATTTATCATAGTTAAATCTTAAAGGATTACAAACTTTAAAGTTTGGTTCTCCATTATGTTCTCCTACCCAATATATTTCCTTAGCAGCAATAGTAGCATGTTTAAATCCTACATTAAATTTTCTCTTAGCTTCTGTTCTAAGTACAAGGTAGTGTAATAATTGAGAAGACATTGCTTCAGCAGGGTCTTGATGTTCTCTCTCCATATACAATTTTACTTCCTCTGGAGTAAGAGCTTTTAATCTCTCTGCTACTTCAGCTTGAAGTTCTTGTACTTCTTGTTCTGAAAGTTCTCCACCTTGCATAGCTTCTTGTGCTTCCATTTCCAACTGTTGTTGGATAGGTAACATAATATTGTTTACAACAAACTCTCTTAATCTTCCAAACTCCTCTTGTTCTCTTCTAGTAGTAGCATCTGAGTTTACTGCATACACTCTATATTCAAAACCTCTTCTTTGTTCCATACCAAGAATAGATTTAATCTTATTAGATAAGATATCTCTATTTACTAATTTAGCTGGCATCTCTCCTGAATCTTCACCAAAAGGTTTTGTTACATATTCAAAATCTGAAGAACTTATAACATTATTAAATAAGTCATAGTTAACCTTCATTCTATGGTATTCAGATACTCCACCAAAACCTAATGTAGTTCTATTGGAAAAAGTATCAAGTAACTTAATCTTATCTTTATACCATTGCTTCTTATTCTTCTCCTTCTGAAATTTAGAAAGCCTTTGATTATTACTTATCTCTCTTGAATTCATATTTTTTATTTTTACAAATATAATTAAAATATCTTATATATAGCTATTATTCTTATGCATTCTGCCCATCATATCTATTAATTTCTTTGCACTCTTATTTACAGTAGTTTCTGAATATTCTTTTCCTAATACTTCTTCCTGTACTTGAAACATACACATTATTAATGCAGACACTAAGTCAAAGTTACCTTTCTTATTATAAGACATTAATTCTTCAATAAGACGTATTGAATTTATCTTACTTAAATTAGTTATAGGTTGATTGTTTTCATCAAAGTCTATTACTTCTATAAGCCATTGCTTTATATATCTTTCACCTGCATCTTTTAAAGAAGTAGTCATATGAGAACCATATACTCTACTTACTCCAGATTTCCTTACACTTTTAGATATTACTGCATCAGGTTGAAGAGCTAATAGATGTAGTAACTTTCTTCTTTGAAAATATGTTCTAACATCAGGAACTTCATTTTCATACATTATTTGTGTATTATATAGTTCTGCAAATAACTCTGCTATGTAATGTATATCATCATTAGTTTCTTTTCTACCTATATACTCTGCTACTATACAGTTCTTAGTATAACTACCTTGCATGACTCCTTTATATACTATAATAGCAGCAAGAGAAGTTCCTTCATCTTGTCTTACAGGGTCATATCCTATCTTATATAATCCTCTGGGAGCATTGGGAACAGGATATTCGTAAATGACAGGTGCACCTTCTATAGATATCCCATCATGATTAATACTTGTTATTGGGTTTAACTTGTTATGTAAATCTGGCTCACTTACAACCTTATTAGTTTCTGGGTCTCTATACATGTTAACAGCTTGTGCTCTAAGTTTATCATATCCTTTTGCGATAAGATAATTCTTTCTCATCTCTAATTCTTTCTTAGGAAAGATATTTATATTGGTATAAGCAAATGCTTCAGAAGGATATAAAGGTTTTTCTTGAGCTTTCCTCTGCATGTCTGTAGAGGTAGAGCCTTTATCTATAAAATATTCTCTATCTTTAAGAACAGACTTCTTAGCTTCATCTAACTCTGAATTGCCATCTTTATCTATAAAACCATTCATGTTTAAATGTACTGGATGGAAGAATCCTATTTTCTGATTATAATCTTGTTCTTCTTCCCAATGGTCCTCAAAGGTAAGTAATCCAAATTTCTCAGGGTGGAAAAACATATGTGCATAGTCAGCAGTACCACCTTCCATGTCTCCAGATGTTCCAAACAAAGTAATCATACCTGTTTTTACATCACCATCTTTCACACAGTCCTCACTTGCAGCATAACTATCAAGTAGAAGTCCAGGTGTACCAAAAGCACCAGACTCCTCAAAGAATATATCTATAGCATCTTTACCACGAGCAGCATCAGGATTATCTTTAAATGTAAGAGCCATAATCTCACTTTTTAATCCTTTCTCAAGTTCAATACCATTCTTATATTCTGTATAACTACTTCTAATGTGGTCAGTTCTTTTAATATAATCAGAAGGCATTGCCCAAGCTGTATTATCATTTAAGAAGTTTATAAAACTTGAGCACATGGTGAAAGTTCCTTTTGGATATAAAAACTTTTTCTCATATGCTCCATATATTGTAAGAGAGTCAGGCATTGTAATATAATTCCTAACACCAATAGCAGCATTCTTATAACTGTAACCCTTCCTTCTTGACTTACCAATAATCATATTAAGACCACCATCAAGAGAATCAAGAGATATTTTATTATTCATATATAAAGAATCAAGAAGAATTTTCTTTCTCTTCATTTGAAATTCTTCTTCTAACTCTTGAAATGATAAAAACTTTTCTCTAGGTAACATTGACTCAGCTATCCCATCTCTAGCTATAATCCTAGACCAGAAGAATTCATAATCTCCATCCCAAAAATCAGGTAAGTCTACTATTTTCTTAGCTCTAATTTTTCCTTTATCTACACCTTCAGTTTTAAGGATAGGACAAAAGTTCATATAGAAATAATGGTCTCCAGTTACTTTAGCACCTCCTACTTCATATCCAAAGATAACTCTTCTAGTTTGTTCTTCCCAATAATCTTTCCAAGCAGGACTTCCTTCAGGGTCAGCACAATAATATCCATACTTCTTAAAGTGTAGAGCTTCTTCTCTAAACACAGAAGTATTTATCCAATGACCATCTTTATTTCTAATTGAACTCATTTATTGTCTCTTTAATCTATTAATAGTATCAGGATTTGCAAATTCACTAATTTTTTTCTGTCCTCTAATCTTAGCTACTTCAAATAAATCTTCTTCTACTTTCTTCTCTAAAGACTTTAAAGACATAATAGTTTTATCTAAGTCTTGTATAGCTATAGTAATATCTCTTGGTTTATATATAGGATTCCCAGAACGCTCATTCTTTTCTTCCATATCAAAATTATTAAAGAAAGATTCTAATTTATCTTTAGCTTTAATAGCAGACATATATAAAGAATAAGTACTAGAACCTTCAGTTTGAAGAGTAATTATCTTCTCCATACCTTCCTCAATAAGTTTATCAGGCTTCCAATTCTTTTCTTTTATAACATCTTTCCTAATTACAGATTCTTTTTTATCTTCAGAATAATCTTTGTAAGGATTAGTTGCTAAAGAGGAAGTCATAAATTCCATATAAGTAAACTCTTGTATAGCAACTTCTTTTTTAGGAGATTTATCCCTTTCCCATATTTCTTTAAAAGGGGGAACTTGTAATACTTCATCAGTAGGTACTACAATTTTATTTACAACTTCAAATAGATATGCCATATTATAATCTTTTACCAATATAGTTTCTACTATACAACAATTGATTTCTATTATTATCTCTAGAATAAGATAAGTGTACAAAAGTATTATATAATATCATTTGGTCATATTCAAGACCCAATTCCTTTACCTTACTAGCTACCTCATAAGGTTTCTTATAAATCTTACCTTCTCTAAAATTATTATCAGAAGCTTCTCCCTTTGCATGTTGAGAAGTAGGAACTCCTCCAACTGCTTTATTTAAGGCTGGTGCTCTATAACCACTAGTAATATCATTTATCCAACCTGTAGCATCATTGATAGGTTGTAATAA